AATCATTTGTTGTACTTTCATTGTGTATCTCCAATCCTGATTAATGTCAGGTCATTTGTTCCTAGTAACTGCTAGGTCAGTGAAGCTACGATACCACAATGCAACACAACTGCAACACAATCCAAGCAAATAACTACTGATAATTCAGCCAGTACTGTACGTATATACAGTAGTAAAGAAACAGAGTACAATTGCTCAATTAATAACCAAGGGCAATCATTTGATTTCTTTAATACCTTTAACAGCAAGAGCAGCTTACTTCTTAATAGCTCACATCCTATTAGACGCGGACATTCTGTCCCTTACTGTTGTTATCAATACATTACTCTTCATTGGTATAGAGTTAGCCCTCCACCTACACACCAACAACCACGGTACATCCCAATGAGTCAGACTAAACCTACTGTTAGTGAGATAGAAGTACTAGCAAGATCAAGTGTTAAAGGAATGTCACATGTTGATGGGTTCAAATCAGCCTATCCAAAGAGTAAAGCGAAGGGTAATAGCTTAGAAGTAGCAGCTTACAAAGCATACCAGAACCCTCAGATACACCTCAGAATTACAGAGCTACAAGAGGTAGCCAAAGAGTTAGCAAATGATGAGTCGATAGCTGATCTTGCTGAATGTCAGGAGTCATTGACTGATGTGATGAGGACAGGTAGGGTCAAGGATGAGGATGGTAAGATGCGTGATGCTACTGGAGTGAGGGGAGCAGCAGCTGAGTTGATGAAGCAACGCGGTGACTATGACCACAACGAGAACGAAGGTGTCACTGTTATCCTCAATCAAGATATCCCTGGTTGTGATGACTAGCCTGTCTATCCCCAGCCACCCCAGCCAAACAAGGCGGGCGGGTAACCCCCATACCTTCAATGGGCGTATTGGGTCCCATACGTTTATACAGGGGGCGTGGTTAGCATGATTTCCCTATATGGTCGGCCAAAACAAAATTTTGTTTTGACATGGATGGAAATATTTCCACCTTCCAAAAATATTCTATCTGAAAATATCTTCTATGTTAGGAGTCACTAACTATGTCTGATCCAATTAAAGAATTACTACAGAACACTTACCGTGATGTTTGTGTACTTGCTTTTGATCTTCACCGTGATGAGAGGTTGCAGACACCAGATGGTCGTAACTTTGGTGCTGATCTGGTTGACGCTATTGAACAGGCTGTAGCACAGGTGACTGGAGAGGTTTTGAGTAAGTCTGACGAAGCCATCTTTGAAGAAGCTATCCGTAAACTTATGGCTGCCAATGAAGCTACTCGTGAGCATGATCGGTTCCTACTTGATCACTATGAAGATGTCATCTCAGCTAGGAATCAAGAGATTGACCGCTTGACGTGTAAGTTACAGGACGCTTGTGAAAAATTTAACGGGTCATGCGACTGTAAGAACGTGAAGAAACATGATTAAAGATATCAAAGACAACTCACCCAACGAAGCTGTTGTAAAGGCTCTCAGAGGGCTTCTAGCGGACGCTGAGAAAGGTGAGCTTAGGACCATCTTCTACGTCTGTGGCTGGGAACAGGATGGTGTGAGTACTGGATGGCAGAGGGACGAGAGAACAACGGCTAATCGCTTTATTGGAGGGTTGGTTCGAGGTGTGATGGATTTCATTACTGCGACCAACTTAGCTGATACTGGATCTAGTTCCTATCAGGCTACCTCTAATATTGCTCATGATGAGATTTTCTCTTGAGTACAGTTACTAGAACCTATGTCCCTGGGCCTACTGGGATTAAGTTTCACCAGTCTAAAAAGCTTGTGAGGGGATACCGAGGGCCTGTAGCCAATGGCAAAAGCGTGGCCTGTTGTCAGGAGATTGGACGATTAGCCACTAAACAATGGCCTAATTCAGACGGTATTCGTAAAACCAAGCCTGTCATTATACGAAATACTTACAAAGAGCTGGAGTCCACGACCTTGGCGACTTTTAATCAGTGGTTTCCTCCACAGATATCCAGAGTTGTCGGTAAGCCGCCAATTGCGTATGTGAATTACACCCTTCCAGACCTTACGCGGGTCGAAATGACCGTTCTGTTCATTGCAATGGATACAGCTGACGATGTATCCAAGATGCTGAGTTTGGAAATATCGTCAGCATTCCTGAATGAAGCACGAGAATTACCCTTCGCTATTGTCACGGCAGCCAGAGAGCGCATAGGGCGCTATCCTAGCGAGATTGATGGATATACAGACCTCGTGTACGAAGAGGCTCCTACATGGGCCGTAGAGGCCCACAAGAGCGGTATGAGCTATCCTAATGGTGATCCGGTCATTACCTGTACTAACGGTAAGTACAAGTACCATGGACCTAAAGAATACGATGACGATGGCAATGTCGTCCTGATGGATGGTAAAGAAGTCTACAAACCCTGTCGGCGTAAGTCATTAATCATGGATACCAACTCCCCCTATGACGAACATTGGTGGCATTCCCTGGCCGTCATAGGACACCTACCGGATGCAGAGAATCCTGAACTAGCCAAGAGAGAGACTGCTGAGGTATTTGAGTTCTTTAGCGCCCCTGGTGGATTAGTACGAAAAGACAATGGCACCTACGAACCTAATCCAGGTGCTGAGAACATTGCCCATCTAGACGGTGGCTACAAATACTATCTGGATATGGTTCCTGGAAACACCACAGAGCACCTGCTTGTCATGGTCTGTGGTGAATACGGTGCCTTGTTTGATGGTAAACCCGTCTACTCCGACTATGGACATGCCGCACACTGCCCCCCAGAGGGCGTAGAAGCCATTGAAGGCTACCCACTGTGCTTAGGCTGGGACTTCGGGCTGACTCCAGCATGCGCCATAGGGCAGCTTGTAAATGGTCAAATGAGAGTGCTTGCAGAGGTCTGGTCTGATGACGCTGATACCAAACGTTTTGCTAGAGACCATGTAAAGCCCTTTCTACAGAAACACTTTGCTGGCTTTAAGGTCGGTTTCTCGCTTGGAGACCCTGCTGGCAACAATCGACAAGAAGGTGAGGGCAGAAGCTCTATAGGCATTCTGAATGACAAGTACTTGGCTATTGGCGAGACTCCACTGGCTTTAGGCTTCACTACACGTCCTGCACCCCACAATAACGATCCCACCTTGCGTAGGAACGCAGTTAACTCTTATCTGCTGGGTATGCGTTCTGGTAAAGCCAATTTCGTAGTAGACAAAAACTGTCGGCGTATTGTTAAAGGCTTTCAAGGTGGCTACCACTACCGGAAGATTAAGAGTAAGGATGGTCTATGGGGTGAAAAGCCCAATAAGAACCATTTCTCACACATTCACGATGCACTTCAATACCTGGCACAAGGGTTTCAGGGAGGTTATGTGGTCGATGAATATCACTCAGATGAATGGGACGATGATGATGAACCCGATATCGTCCATGATTTAGGATTTTAAGATGGAAGAGCGAAACATTAACGAATTACTCGAACTATCTCAGATGGTCAATATCGCTGAGGAGTTGGACGGTTCGCATCTAAAGAAAATAGCTAACCAGGTCATTGATGACCATGATGCCAATCTGGATTCTATGGCTGTCTGGATTAAAGCCTTTGAGAAGGGTGAAAAACTAGGAAAGATGTCCGAAGGTGGTAAATCTGTACCTTTTGAAGGTGCCAGTAACTACAAATCTACCATCATGCAGGAAGCAGCCTATCGTTTTGGCGAAAGAGCCACTACTGAGTTGTTACGTCCTAAGTCATTAAACAAATCTGAAATTGTAGGACCTATTACTCCTGAAAAAGAGGTTATTGCTGAACGTACTGCAATGTACATGTCATACCAGATCAATCATGAGATGGAATATTGGCGTGACCAGCAGTATGAACTGCTTTATCAACTACCTGTCATGGGTACTATCGTCAAAAAGACTTTCTTCTGCCCAATTGAAGGTCATCCTGTTACGGATTTGATCCAATATCCCGCATTCTCACTCAATCAGAATGCGACATCCCAAGATGAAATTACTTTTACCCATATTCTCGACATCAACGAGAACGATGCTCTGTCTATGCAGAACGCCGGTATCTGGTTGGAGGAAGATTTGGCCTTTGTTGCATCTTCTGACAATGACAGCAAAGATGACGACACTCACAATCCAATTAACTGCTTTTTAGAACAACAATGTTTCCTTGATTTGGATGATGATGGCTACGAAGAACCATATACCGTCACTTTGCATAAATCCTCAGGCAAAATCGTTCGAATTGTGGCTGGTTACTCCGATGAGGACATTGTTGCGGTCAATGATGACGAGGTAGCCCCTTTATTTGATATTTTAGTACCAAAACGAGATAGCAAGGGCATTGTTCTTGACGAAGATGGTGATCCAGCCGTTGAGGCACCGGATGGTGCTGAGATTGTTAAGATTAAACGCCGTAAGAACCTAACTTTCTACCGCTTTATGCCCGCTCTGGATGGAACCTTCCTGGGTGTGGGTTACTACCAACTTATGTCAGCTACGGTCACTGCGATAAACCTCTCTTACAATGCTTTGGTGGATGCTGGCTATCTTTCCAACATGCAAGGTGGCTGGATGGCACGTGGTGTTGAGATTAAGAAGGGTGATGCCAGGTTTGTCCCTGGTCAATACAAACAGACCGGACTCGATCCCGTTGATTTGCAAAATGCCTTTCTACCTCATACGTTCAAAGAGCCTTCTGAAACATTATTCTTGTTGACTCAGAAGATGGAACAGGCACTCAAGGACCTGTCAGCCAGTGTAGACCTCTCTGAGATCATTGCAGCCAATACCTCGGCTACAACCGTCCTAATGACCATTGAGCAAGCAGAAGGCTCTACAACGTCTCTGATATCGGCTCAAGCACGGTCAATGGGTAAAGAATTCCAGATATTGTTCAATTTGAACCGAAAATACACAGATCCAAAGCAATATCAGAGAGTAACGGATACTAATGCTGACTTCCGCGCTGATTTTGCAAAGGATCAGATTGATGTTATTCCCACGGCTAATCCCGAGATAGCGAGTAAGTTCCAACGTATCCAACAGGGTCAAATCCTCATGGATCAATGGGAGCGATTACAACAGGTGGGAGCAAACATGGCACTTGTCATGCGTAATTACCTTGATGCGATTGGTGTAGAAGAAACAGATCAAATTCTGCCTGAACCCAATGAAGATACACAGGCGATGATGCAGGAGGCTGCACAGTCCCAGAAAGCCGCCTCAGAGTCCCAGCAGAAGCTTCTTGATGCTCAGGGTGAGGCATTGATTGCCCAGTCTGAGAGAAGCCGTGCTCAGGCTAAGGCTGACATGGATAAGCTGCCTATGGAGATTGAAGAGCTTAAAGCCAAGATCAGGAAGACATTGGAAGAGGCTGAGAGCGAAGACATGAAGAATCAGACTG